TTTGCTAAGTATCTTAATATTCTTACCATGTTATGTTGATTTTCTTATTGATTTATGTCTATCTATTACTTCTTGTATTTCTTCTAATGTTTCCTGTATTCTCATTGATAGGTTAGCTTCAAATTTTGCTACTGGTCTACCATCTTTATACAGTATAATTGTAGGAGCTGCTTTAATAGATGCTTGTAATGCATCACTTTGTTGCTCTACATATGCATATTGTACTCTAACTCCTTTTAGTCTTTCTAAATTTCTAAATTGATTTTGTGTATTCCACTCATAATTAAAGTGAACAATACTTAAATCCTGACCATAACTAAATGCTGTAAACAATAATGCTAATAATAATGTTCTCATTTTAATCTTTTTTAATTATCTCATATAGCTTTTCATCTATCTTATCTAGTTTATCACTATTCTCCTCTACCTTTTTTTCTGTTTGTAATATGGATGTCCTAATTGCAGAATCTTTTAAATCATATTCTGTTCTGCTAATTGGAGGTTCAGGTAATTCCTTTGCTAATTCTATCTCTGATTGCAAAGAATACCACATACCAGTAACTGTTACAATTACAAAACCTACAGTAACAAGGTTTTCTATTGTTATGTTTAATTTCTTTTTCTTTATGTTGTCTAAATCATCTGACATTTGTTTATTGTTTTATTAGTTAATTATTATAAATAGTTATATGCATAAAAATACCCTGAACCTGAACCACTTTGTGAAACTTCTCTCCAAGCATAACCCATCCCACAATATTGTGTGTTTATAGAACAAAAATTCTCATAATCATATCCACTACCAGTTTTGTTAGTTAATGTTCTATTAGTTGAGCTATTTCCTGCAGGTAAACTATACCAGTTATGACCTGATTTAGCTTGTCCACCATATCCATTCAAACAACCCCCTAAACTAAATGTCATATTTGACCTATTCTCTACTGTAGTTCCATCAGTTCTCCATGCCCAGTATCTAGTTACATTAGGAATTGTTGAAAAACTTTCCCAAGCTGCTGCACCTGAGTGTGTCATTGATCTAGAGTAACCACCACTTAATCCACTCCAACCAAAGTATGGATGATTGTAAGATGAACCACAACTAGCACTCATATTACCTAAACAACTTGAACTACCATTACCTGCTAATTCAGAACCATTTAAATTTTGCGCTCCACCCCATCCTGTTGAGATACTAATTGTTGCAAGTGTAGTTTGAGATTTCATAGAACTTACTGCCTCTGTAAATCTAGCAGGTGATTGTGTGTCTCTAATTACTGCCCAAACTCTATAAGTTGTACTTCCACTTAAACTTGAAAATCTTTTTTCAAAAGTTCCTGATGTTGAAGATGTATTACCTACACTATAAAAAGTGTTATTTGTCATAGTTGTAGATGTTCCAAAATAAAAACCTCTTTCAACTGTACCTCCACTTGGATTACTAAATGTTGGAGAAACTACATCTATTCTGCTATCATAAACATCATGTGTTGATGGTGTACCACTTATTGTAGGTTGTATATAACTTACATACCCATAAAATTCTGACATTGTATCAGGCTCTGTAAAGCCAACCTCATTTGATAATGTACCTAAACTTACATTATCTCCTGTAGCTGAGCCATCAACCTCTAATGCAATATCTGCTCTTAATTTTAATTCTCCTGAACTTGGTACTGGCATATTATATATCTGTTAATTCTTCAAATCCTTTTTTATTTTTAATCCAATCATAACAGTATTGAATTAAATTTTTACCACCTAAGTATAAATCATCTATAATTATCCATTGTTCTTCATCTATTTCATGCAAAGGTTTATGAAACTTGTCTTGTCTTAATTCTAGAGAATCATAAATACAATATCTAATATTTAATTTATATCCATTTTTTGTGTTACCTCTATCTGTAGTTTCAATCTCTCCAATTATCTGACCAGTTTCATCATCAACTTCCTCAACAATTCTATCATAGTCATCTAAATGAATAGCTGCCATCTTTACTAATACATAAGCATCCTCAATTACTTCACTATCTTTTTCAATGTATGGATAGTATGTAACTGTTTCTTCAGAACCATCAGGTCTGATTACATTCTCAGTTTGTGGATTATCCATATCTTTAACCCATTCATATAAAGTAATTTTACCTTGTAAAGCCATATTTATTTTTTACAATTGTTACACTTATCATTTAATTCTTTAACAGCTTCAATTAACAGTCCAATTAGACCATTATAATCTACTGCTTTGAATCCATCTTCACTCTTTAAGCTATCAACTTCTTTTACAAGCTCAGGCATTACTTTTTCAAGCTCTTGTGCTATAATACCACCTGACCTTTTATCATCTCTATCAATCCAGTCAAATGTTACACCTCTTAACTGGTCTAGTTTATCTAATGCATTGTCAATAACCTTTACATTTTCTTTTAATCTTTCATCAGAAGGTGTAGTTGTAGAGTATGCAATTACATCTCCATCTGCATGAAAATCACCATCTGCTTCAAATCTAAATTTATTAATGTTGTTAATGTACATATCAACCTGAGTATCATTTGTAAACTCAATATAGTCTGTACTATCAAGTCCAATATACTGTACTGCTCTTAAATCACTTGCTATTTTTGCTGCTGTTACTGCATCATCTGCAATCATATCAGTAGCTACTTGTACCTCACCAATAGTTCCTGCTGATACTGCACCTAATACTCTGTTAGCTGTTGTAGTATCTTGCAGTTTTGCATATGTTACATTATCATCTAATATCTTAGCTGTAGTAACTGCATCATTAGCAATAGTTAAAGCAGTTGCACCTGTAACATCACCTGTATGTGTTTGGTTATATAGGTTTGTTGATCCTTGTGTTAAATCATCTGTATCTTTTGTTGCAAGTCTAGTATCAAAAGCACTATTTGCCCTTGCATCAGTATAATACAAATTGCTTGAGCCTTCTGTTAAATTATCAGTTGTAGAATTTGTTTCATCTATTAACTTAATCCAGTTACCTGCATGAGCAAAATATCCTTTACCAGTTCCATGTACATGTGCAAACATACCATGATAAGTAGATGCACTTGGTAAATCACCTTCTGTTGCATACATGTTAGCATATAACATTTTACCAGTTGTAGTAAAGTTGTATGACTGACCATCTAAGTTACCACCTAATTGTGGAGTAGTATCTTCTACAACATTGTTAATACTAACTGCTTGTACTCTGGCATCAGTATAATAAAGATTTGTATTTTCTGTTATTGCTGATGTGTTTAAAGTTATGTCAGCAGTACCATCAAATGAAACTCCTGATATATTTCTTGCTGTTGCAAGTGCTGTAGCAGTTGCTGCATTACCTGTAGTAGATCCTGATGAACCACTTACATTACCTGTAACATCTCCAGTTACATCTCCAGTCAGATCCCCTGTTACATTACCAGTAATTGTTCCTGATGCTGATATTGTACCTACACTAATATTAGGAGTACCAGTTAAACCTGCTGCTGTAGTTGCACTTGTAGCTGCAATTCCTAAACCATCAACATATGACTTTGTAATGTGTGCTTGTACTTCTGATTGGCTAGGTCCAGTATAAGTAAATACTCCATTAGAGTTATTGTAACTTAATGAACCATCTCCTCCTGCATCTGTTACAGAGAAATCAGTTAGTCCAATACCACTTTGTGTAGAGGCTATTGTTAATGTACCTGCTGCATCATCATAAGTAAGACCAATTCCTGATCCTGCTGTTAATAATGTGTTTACTTGGTCATCTGTTCTTTCTGCTGTCCAATATACATTTGTACTACCCTCTGGTAAGTCATCTGTATTTACTTGGTTTGCTCCAGTTCCAAAATCTATTAGTGTGTCATCAATAGAATCTGCTGCAATACTTACAGCTCCACTTGCTACACTAAAATGTGATGATGAGAAAGAGGCAACCCCTTTACTGCTTGTAGTAGCATCTACTCCTGCAACAGTTAAATTAGGATATGTACCACCATTTGTAACACCATTAGATCCTACAACAGCTACTGTTTGGTCAGGTGCTGTGTTAGCAATAGTTAATGTATTAGCAGCATCATCATATGTTGCACTAATTGATGTTCCTGCTACTACTAAATTACTAACTCTGTCATCTACTCTCTCATCAGTAAAGTACAGATTGCTGCCTTCACTTAAATCTGATGTTGATTTACTTGATAAATCTAAATTACTACCTGTATTTAATGCAATTCTAGCATCTGCTCTTGCATCAGTATAGTATAAATTTGTTCCTTCAGAAAGGTCTGTTGTAGATTTAGCTGATAATGCTGAATCAAATCTTGCACTTGTGTAGTACAAATTAGAACCTTCTGTAATATTGTCTGTTGTTAATGAAATGTCTGCTGTTCCATCAAATGCTACACCTGCAATATTTCTACTTGTAGCTAGAGCTGTTGCTGTGCTAGAATTTCCAGTCAATGCTCCAGTAAAAGTTGTAGCAGCTACACTTGTTAAACCACTTATGTTTGGATTAAGTGATACTGTTAATGCATTACCTGATGATGCTGTTTGTATTTCATTACTTGTACCTGCAATAGTAAATGTTTCACTATCTAGGTCTATGCTTTGTACACCTCCTGAATCACCTTGAAAGTCTAAATCAGATGCTGTTACTTGTGCATCTACATATGCTTTAATTGATTGTTGAGTTGCTAGTGCTGTTGCACTATCAGAGGACATGTTATCCTCATCTTTTATATCTGTTATTGTTATTGTACCATCAGATAATGATCCAAAAGTAAGTGTTCCTGATATTGTTGAGTTTCCTGAGATATTACCACTAAGGTCTCCTACAAAGCTGTTAGCTGTTATAGTGCCTGTTGCTGTTAAATCTCCTGCATTGTTAAGGCTAATCCCTGTTTCTGTTCCCAAACCATCAGAAATCACCTGTAAACTAGCTGATAATCCATCATTATCTCCAACTTTTAGTAGTGAATCATAACTTGATGCAATAGATATTCCTGTTAAACTACTTGCCATTTTTATTTATTTTAAATTTGTTATTAATATATCTCATTAACTTTATAATGTTTTTTTCCTTAGGTTTATATATTTTCATACACTTGTTTTATAGCACCCAACCTTGAAATGTAGGCTCATCTCTGTCAGGATAAATATCATCATTTGTGTTAGATGTATATTCAGGATAACTGCTTTGATTAAAATCCATGAATTGTATAAACCTTCTAGTATAATATTCAGCTAAACTTCTTTCTTTTTCAACTAAATAATCTACTTCTGCCTTTTCTACTGTCTCTGCATTTTCAGAAACATGTTTAAATATTCCTCCATTCTTGATCTGATATGCAGCAAATGGTAAAAAGTCTACCATAGCATAATGAATCAACATTGGTTGAACATGACTAACTAATAGAGTTTCATATACAGTACCTGATATAGCATCTGTGTCTATTAATGTTTTAATTTTTTCATATAAATCTGTACCTAGATAGTTTTGTATATGGATAGTTTGTGCAATTTCAATAAAGTGCATTAACTTATCAGCCTGGACATTACCATCTATAATAGTGTTTTTAACTAAATCATTCCTGCTTATAAATAATACTTTTGCCATTACTTCCTATTTTTTTTTGATGTTGCATATCCTTGATTTGGCATATCTTTTGGTGCTATTCCTGCCTTACCTATTTTAGCAGGTTTAAAGCCTTGACCTTTTGCCTGAGCTTCTGATACAATTTTATCATTTGCTAGTCCTTGATTAGGCATAAATGTTCCATCAGCATTTCTTTTTCTAAAGTAAACTACTCTAGTCCATTTATGATAACAGTTAGGTCCACCCTTATACAGCCATATAGAGTAAGTGTCAGATCCTCCTTTTCCAAATCCTGCATTTACTGGTACATTATCCATAGATTGTATATCTTCTTTTCTATAAATCTTTTTAGCATTAAATAATACTCTACAGAAATCTCTAGTGTTCTTTCTAACACCACCAGTATATCTATATCTAACTTTAAATAATGCTTTGTCATCTTCACTTTTTTTTGATTTAGTAGATTTTACATCTTTAGCACTAGCTAACTGTAACATTTCATTTAACTTATCATCATTTTCATAATCAACTTCTTGCTCTGATATAACATCCCATGTATCTAAATCTTCTTCTTCTCCAAGAGCTACTAATTGTTTAGCTAAATCTTTAGTAAGAATTTCATTAACTCTATGTATTTCCATTGAATTCTTTTTTAGACTTAGTTTTTGACCAGTTTCTTCTTCTCTAGTTTCCTGATCTGTAACATTAGTTAAATCTGTAAACTCTAAAGGTTGTAATGTTTTAAAGTATAGCTTTAATGTAATGTTATTGTAAGCTAAAATCTTATCAAATGCATCAATCATTAAATTTTGGAAAGGTCTAATAACCATGTTGTCCATTAGTATAGATGCTTTTTCTAATTCATCTGCATTATTACCTAAACCTGTATTGTTTTTTACACCTAATAACATTGGTGATACAATTCTATGTGCTACTAATATCTTTTCCTGAGATTCAGTAGATAAGAATTGGTATTGTTGGTGTGCATCTGATAGTTGTATTGGCTCTATAGTAGCTTGACTATCTGTATTGTCATTAAATGAAAGTATAAACTTACCTGCATTACTTGATCCACTAAACTTAGATGATATTTTCTTTTCTATTAATGACCTTTCTTCTTCATTAGGTATACCATTATTCATGTTTATAATCATACTAGGTGATAAACCATTCTTTATATTGTTCATATGAAAGTTACTTATCTCTCCTTCTAGTTCTGCATACTGTAATCCACCAGTATATGCAGGAGGACTATAGTAATAATATCCTGCTTTGTAAGGTTTTATAAATAATATTTCTCTAGGCTCTTTAGATGTACCAAAT